GTCATCAGCAGCTTTCTGCCCACGCCGCTTTACTACGTCTGATAAGGTTTGCAGCCACCAAGCTGATGCTGCGGCTTTGCCGTGTTCCCGTATCTTCTTCCTGTACCGCCTGATCCAATCTTTCGCCTCCATCTGGCGCAAGGTCTCCAGCATCTCGTAACGCTGTTCGGATAACAGATTGACTAAATTCTTCGCCGTCTTTGAGTCGGGCAAGGATGCTGTTTGCAATTTGTCTGTGCTCATAAATCATCTGCGACTCCGCAAGGCATCCAATTTGGCTTTTATATCCGCAGGCATCGGCACTGCCCTGGCTCGTTCTTCTGCCATCTTTTCCAAAATATTGATGGTTTTTTTAAATTCAGGTATTTCAGCGCCATCCCAGCGCCGTTGATTAAGGTAAACAGCAGGTGATGGTATGTAAGCCCCACCGTCTTTACGCCACTGGTCGGTGGTTTTCATCCATTCAATGTGCTTGATAATTTGATCACAGCAACTATCACAATAATACTTTTCCCACCGCTTTAGGCAATCAGACTTGCCCCCCTTGCGGGTACTGGTAGGCCATGCAGCCCAGAATAGTTCAAAGTTTGTCATGCAGCAACCTCCATCTCATTATTTACATTTATTGAAATTTCGTAAAGTTTGTGTTCTTTCCATTCAGGATGAAAATGTTTGTAATCTCTTAACCGTTGCTTGGCAAGCGTTTTTGATTTAGCGAACGTAGCCATCAAAATTCTTTCTTGACCTCTGTGGTTAATATAAGAATAAGCAATCCCATGTATGGGTATGTCTTTGTTGATTGCAGTCATTTCCTTATTGCCTTTTGGTGAATGTTGAAGCAAAGCACAGCCTTACCGTGGTCAAAACCAAAGTTCGCCTGTGCCTCGATGCTTGCCTTTCGGAGCCATGTCATCGCCTCGCACGTCCCAGACTGTTTCAACCACCGCGCTCTAGGACTAAGCCCACGCTCCCCGATCTGGTTTGCTCGTGTATCGGGGTATCTCAATCGCAACCACTGACGTACCGCATTGCGTTGTCCAAAAGCAAAAACCCTACAAATCTCTCTGCGGTCTTGGCTCTTGGCGAGAGCAACAACAAAACGTATGACGGAAATCAAAAGTTCGTTTGTCGTCTGACAAGACCGCACAGGTATCTGTAGGGTTCTCCGATTTCCGTCTACGTCCAGATGCCACTCTAGACGGGATTGATTATACATGATTTTGTTAAGTTGTAAACCACTCGGGTCTAAGGTCTTTCAATTGCCGCAATCTCAGCTCTGGCACAGTCTTCCACTGGCAGACCGCCGCCCGATTGATGCCGAGAATTTTGGCAAGCTCAGTCTGTGAGCCTGCAAGATGGACTAATTGATCTTTTGTCATGGCAATATTGTAAAGGCAGATTAACAATAAAGCGACATTAGGGAAACTCCCTAGAAATAATCCTTGACTGTTTGTTTAGTTGGCTTAACAATACATCCATGCCCCAGCAATTTCGCATAGGGTCTTTTAGGAGTAAACATGAAACACATTGCAACGCTTCCCGCCTTAGACGCACGCATCATGATTGACCAAGGTCTTGAGCACCTTGTTGTTGAACATGGTGACTTAACCAAACCCCTAGATTGCTACTTTTGCCCAATTACCGGCAACCTGTGGCACGCCTACCTTGGCACTACTGAACTCTATAACGTATTGTCAGCCACCGTTATATCAGCCCTTGAGCGTGAATTTGCACCTTTGTGCGTTTGAAAGGCAAATATGTTTGACATTGAAAAATACACCAAACCCACCGATTGGGCGCAAGTCGCCCTGTGGATCGTTTCAGCCGCCGCCATTGTGGTGGTCTTGCTTGATCTTTTTATTTGGAGACCCTAATGCGATATTTACTTTTACTGTTAATGACAGCTTGCGCCTTTGACCCAGAAACAGACCAAAAACTGGTCATGGACAAAAACATTCAGCCAATGGGCAGGAATGAAGTCATAGACGCAATCAAGCAATGCGAAAAGAATGGCCTCAGAGCCATCACGATTTACGGTAAACGCAAAATCAATGGTTACACCGCCGAAACATTGGTGGACGTAACCTGTGGCCCAAAATTTTATTAAGGAGACAACATGGAAACACCAATTGGAAAAAATATTGCCGCAGCGTTTGTTAAAGCACAAAAAGCCTTTGGCCCTGCGCTCAAAACGTCCACAAACCCGCATTTCAAGTCTAAGTACGCTGACTTGGCTAACTGCGTGGAAGCCGTTGTAGACGCTTTAAACGCTAATGGCATAGCCCTCATGCAACGTACCTTTGAATGCAAAGATGGCGTGATGGTGGAGACCGTATTTGTCCACGAAAGTGGCGAAGTCATGGAATGCGGAATGCTGCACGTTCCTGCTAGCAAACATGATGCAATGGGTTTTGGTAGTGCGTTGACTTATGCGCGGAGATACAGTTTGCTTGCCGCCACCGGCCTTGCCACGGTTGATGATGACGGTGTAGCAGCCAGCCGCCGCACTGAGATCAAGTCCACGGTCAACGAAAACCAAATTGCTGACCTGATGGCGGCAATGGATGAAGTGACCACGGTTAAAGAGCTTCAAGAAACCTATAAGGCGGCGTACAAGGCCACAAACGGCGAACAGGCATGGCAGGCTAAGGTCATTGCCAAAAAAGACGTTAAAAAGGCGCAATTGGAAGCCACATTGTCTAAGGAGTTAACCAAATGAACAACCCACCAGCATTTCCAAGTCAAAGCGTCTACATAGAAGACCAAGAAACAAATTCAAGAGGCATGACATTGCGTGACTACTTTGCGGCAAAGGTTATGCAAGGTTTATTAGCTTCTGAAGTTACCGCGCCAATGCAAGAATTTGCAATTAGGGCGTACAAAATGGCAGACGCAATGTTGAAAGCGAGGGAAGAATGACCGAAATAATCCAACGTAGCGAGGCTTGGCACAATGCCAGATGTGGCCGAGTGACGGCCTCAAGAGTGGCAGACATCATTGCCAAGACCAAATCAGGGCCAAGCGCCAGCCGTGAAAACTACCTTGCCCAGCTTGTTTGCGAGCGCTTAACAGGCAAACCTGCCGAGTCCTACAGCAATTCAGCCATGCAGTGGGGTACAGACACTGAGCCTTACGCTCGGGCGGCTTATGAGGCCAGAATGGATTTGCTAGTGACCGAGGTGGGGTTTGTTAACCATCCCCGCATTGCAATGGCTGGCGCTTCTCCTGATGGCTTGGCTAATGAGGGTATCGTTGAACTGAAATGCCCAAATACTAGTACGCATCTGCAAACTTTGCTAGATCGCAAAATTCCAGAAAAGTACATCACGCAAATGATGTGGCAAATGGCTTGCACCGATACGCCTTGGGCAGACTTTGTTTCATTTGATCCACGTCTTCCAGAAAGACATCAGCTATTCATCAAGCGCATCAACTATGACCCCGAAATGGTTAATTTGCTTGAGAATTCAGTCATCCAGTTTTTGGGTGATGTAGACCTAAAAATCCAACAACTTGAAAGCCTCCCATGAAGAAAATTAAAAACATCGTAGTCGTCACCGGCACATACACAAACCGCGAGGGCGTAGAAAAAAAGCGCTACCAGACCATTGGCAGTTTGTTTGAAGATGGTGAGAATTTTAAAATTAAGTTAGACACCATACCTTTGGCAGATGGTGGCTGGACAGGATGGGCAAATTGCTATGACTTGGAGGAAAAGACAAATAAGCCAGAGGGTAAATATGATGACACCAGTATCCCTTTTTAATCGAGCACGGTCACTTGATCCAGTGACTAGCCACGCCGCCGCAGCTCAGGTCACGTTTGCTGATCAGCACTTTGAGCAGATTGTGGATTGCCTACAGCGGTTTGGTGTGCGGGGAAAGGATGGTATTGCAGAGCTTACCGGCCTAGATGGGAATCAGGTAGCCAGGCGGCTGCCTGAGCTTGCCAGATTGGGCATGGTGGAGCTGACCGGCAAGACCACCAAGTCAAAGTCTGGCAGGGCAGAACGTGAATGGCGGTTTGTGCCTATTCAGCGGGAATTGATATGACACAAGATGAAATCATTGAGATGGCTAGACAGGCGGGGCTACCAGAAGCAATCATTGAAATGACACCAATTGCGTTTGAAACCTTTGCCAAACTGGTAGCCGCCAAAGCCATTGCAGAGTTGGAAAGCCAAGAGCCTGTAGCGTGGCTGTTGACTGACAAAAACATTAACTCGCTTCAAGTGGATTCCATTCAACGCTTGATTGATCGTCTGAAGCACGCACATCACACAGACTTATGTGTCAGGATTAACGGGCAAGATGAGTGGTTTCAGGCTGATTGGCTAAAGCACATGGTAAGAGTCACCCCACCACAGCGCACAGAGCAAGAGCCTGAAGCGTGGATGTATCAAGAATATCGTGATGACGATCAGTTTGGCTGGCGTGATGAAATTCAATTTGTTCAACCACCGAATGACCCAAACTATTTTAGAAACATAGTTCCCGTTTACACCACCCCCCCACAGCGCACATGGGTAGGGCTGACGGATGATGAATTTAATGAACTTTATGATAGATATGTCCCAATAACTTGTTATGCGTTGTTGATTGAAAAGGTTGAAGCCAAACTCAAGGATAAGAACACGTAATGGAAGTGTTTATCACCATCTTAGTCATGGCGGTCGGCGCACTTATTGGCATTGGCGGGATTGTGCTGTTGCTTTACATTTTTGCCGATTAAGCAAACATCCTTGTGCCTTGGCGATCAATAATCAACGCCATGTTGCGCGGTTCGACATCTTCAGTATTGGGGATTGAAACGTGCGTCCAACCGCCGCCTGTTGGTGTTGCAAACTCTCTGATCACTTGATCGTAGGCTAAGTCAGATTCAATAATAGCCTTAACAACCTCATCAGGGGTCATGCCTGGCACTCTAAAATCAGCAGCACACCCACGCCTATGCTGTGACTTGTCTGATGAACCCACTGCCCGATTTACGTCAGCACTCCTAAATGCAGAATTGATAATTATGGGTTTGCCACCCAGCACAACCTTGACCTGCTCCAAAAAGTCAGCCAGCCGGTACAGATTAACCAATTCATCAGCATCAGGCATATTGTCAAACTGGCGGTGGTCAGTGTGGATTAATTCCTCAAGAGTAAAGTTTGGCGTAAGGTTCATTTCTGGCCTTTTAAGGTTTCACGGGCTTCGTTATAGAGGGCGACACAGGTTGCAAGTTTTCTAATGGCGGTGTCTCCTTCGCTGGTGAGGGCGATAAGAGCTTTAGAAGTCTCTGAGTCAAGTTCGGCTGTAGTGGTTCTGAGGTCAGCTCCACTGGTAACGCTGGCATCTGAGGCGGCTGGTACGGGGCAGTCGGAGGCTTTGACAGCAATCCGCAACTTGAGCATCCCAGACTCAATATCAGCATTGTGCTTTTGCTGTAAAAGTTTTGCATTTTGATTTGCTTTCTGTAGTTGGTTTGATTGGACATTAACCGCAGCAATCAGCGCCTGCTCTTTTTGTCTAGCCTCGGCATTTAATGCGGCAATCTCAGCTTGCTGGCGCATGAGTTCATCATTCTCACCCTTTGAGTATCCAGCCGTAGCCGCGCCCAAGATTACAAACAATACACCAATCCATATCCACGGGTTAAACAGGTTTAACATCATCTGCTTTCATCATTGCTTCAGTTTTGTCCTTGCTTGACTTGCTTGAACCGTAAAAGAACGAAATAATCGTTGCGACCGCCGTACCCAGCAAGAATCCAAGGATGATGTTGGCAAAGTCTCGACCGCCCTCTGGCAACGGGATGAACGTCACGCAAAAAAAGTAAATAACTGAGGTTGCCGACCAGAACCATGCAAAATAATAAATAAAGTGTTTGGCGGTTGTATCACTCGGGTCTATTTGCATCACGTTTGTCCTTTGCTTCGTTGATCATTCTTTGAATGACTTGTTGCTGGTGTTTGGTCTGCTCTCTAACTTCCAAAATGTCAAAATACAACATTGCCATCAAAGGTAAAAGCACACCAAACACAGCCACCATTGCAATTAGAGAAATCAAGAACCCCATTTCGCTATCCTCATCTGGCTGATTG